GCTGTAGTACCTGCTGACATCTTGACAGCGGTAGTGCCTGTGACTGTAACTGAGTTAAAGCTAGGATCAGTACCAATAGATGCTGCACTAGCGGCAGCAGCAATAGCAGAGTTGTTTGCGTTGGTAGCTGATGTAGATGCTCCACTAGCTGAAGAAGCAGAAGCCGTAGCGGAGTTAGCAGAAGCCGTAGCAGAGTTAGCCGCAGCAGTAGCATCAGCAGCTACCCCAGATGCACTATTAGCGGCAGCAGTAGCAGAGTCTGCGGAAGCTGTAGCACTATTGGCAGAGTTAGTCGCACTACCAGCAGCGGCAGTAGCACTACCAGCAGCAGCTAAAGCAGAGGCAGCAGCAGCAGCAACAGGGCCAACTAGGTCTGTAACGTCAACTTCTAAGAATGACCTGATTTCTATAAGAGCATTAAAAGGAGGCGCTTCTGATAATGTCACTACGTTGTTTGTTAATGTGTACGTTGATACATGCTGAATAATGCCGTCAATGTTAACTTGCATCATGCTGGCATTAGTTTTGCTGCCAGTAATAGTAAACGTAGTAGTCGTACCATTGCCTGTAAACGTATCCACATTAATAGTAGTTAATGTAGTGTCGGTATAATCCTTCATGGCTACAGCGCCAGCAGAATCAAACGTAAGCAGCCTACCAGCCCGATTAGCTACGGCAGGTAGTTGCATGCTAATTGTGCCAGCCTCGTTCAGAGGCCGTCTAATGGCCCTGTCAAAGTCTGTTTCAGTCTGCTGTAAGGCAATCCATAACTTGTTGAAGTCGCCGTTAACATCAAGGGCCAGGAAGTCACCGCTGTTCTGGTAGTTAGTAGTCCTAGATAGAGGCATGTCTAGGTATACAGATATCTTATCGTTAAGCGTAGCCCCAGTAGTCAGGGTTACATTGCCCCCATAGGTAGGCACTCCACTGATAGCAAAGTCAACACCTAAGGATATAGCCACCCCGTTCTTCAATACCTTTATGTCGGAATCAGCTAAAGCCGTAAACGTGTACGGGAATACTGTCTGCCCACTTGTAGCAGTATAATCATTCCTAGTTGTTGCTGCTGTTACTGTCATTTCTGCACCCCAATAATTGTGCTAATTATACTACATTCGAGTTTATAGATCAGCCGCTGAGTTCTGTATTGCATCAAACCCCCTTCGGAGATAAAACAAATTTTGCAATGGCACTAGCCGCCGCAGTGTTCTTACATCAGATTCTGTCATTGGCCCTTCAGAAGTTATGGCGTTACTAGCTGCTACTGTAGTGCTTAACAAGCTGCCAAATGTCGGCCCTAGAATAGACTCTGCCACGCTTCTTGATACAAACCTAGACGCAGGGGCATCAATACCTAGTAAGGCTCTAGCTCCTGCATTATTGCCTGATATTTTTTCTATAGTGTTGTTAATTTCACCTATTATTCCAACAACTCCAGACCGATCTATGCCTTCCATAGCCCATACTGCTGGGTCATCACTGACTTCTCGACCTGCTATTTTTTGCTTTAGGTAGTATGAAAACATACCCATAGACGTAAGGGCTGCAAAACCACCTACTGCGTTGTGATCCTGATTTTGAAGTCCAGCAATAAATACTCTTTGGGTAGCCGACAAAGTAAACGATCTAAACTGGCCTATAGTCTTGCCCATTTCTGTAGACATAAACAAAGGCTTCTCTTGGCCTGGAATAATGATTACTCGATCACTTTCTTTCCTAACCGCAGCGCCCCACATTCTTTCTAACTCTGGAACGTCCCAATTCTTAGCGTTAGTAATCCAGACTCCATCAGTTTTTGTTCCATGCTTATCTACTTGTAGCCACATGTTTCTAGCATCTGCTTCAGATATGCCTAGCCGAGCTAATCGTTTGTCGTACTTTCTTTTCGATAGGCCATCAAAAATAGACGTTTGCATGGTTACTGCGTGAAGCTGCTTTATTCCTGAAGTCCAATAATCCAAAAAGTTAATCTTGCCAAACTTATTGGTAGCAGACCGAAGCCCTCTTTCTACCATTGTGCCGCCTTGGGTGTATTCGTTTACGTCAGCAATTACATCTGATCGACCTGACTTAATTACGTCATCTCCAACGCCATATCGTTTTGCTTCTGCCGCAGCAATTTTAAATGCTTTGGTATTTGAAACTAAAGGAGCCAAACCTGCACTAAATGTTTTTACAAAACCTTCAGCCATAAAAACTCTAGCAACATCAGGCAAGCTGGATACGGTTACTCCACCCAGCAATCTAAGGTAATTTAGGTCTCTCGAAGATCGAGCCATTCGCGTCCAAATGTTGTCTTCAGAAAACCCGTATACTCCACGAATCCTGTCGCGCATTCCTGCAATATCTCTAATATTTCCGGCCAACTTAGCTTGTATTTTTATTCCTTCTGGAGTGTCTTTACCAGCGGCTTGCAAATCTGCTTGATACGATCTGGTAATTTCTGAAAGTTGAGATGTCATATTAACATCGCCAAACTTTCTGGTTAACTCAATGTCTCCAGCAACATTTTGCAAATACCTAGCGCCCAATATTTCAATATCGTTTTCTAAGAACTCTTCAACAAGCTCATCATCAATCTGGAATACTCTCTTTCTAAGAGGGCCGCGCAAAGCTGTTCCAGAAATTCCTTGGTTGTTTACACCACCGCCAGGAGAACCTTTACCCAATGTCCAGTCGTAAGGTAATCTGCCATCAGGGGAACCAATAATTCTTTGAGCAATTTCTTCAGCTATAGAATCGTAGTCTTGAGCTTCTAAATCTTTGCCTTGTTTAAATTCAGCTTTATCTATTAAAGCTTGAAGTTCTTTTTGCTCTTTTCCTGTAGCAGACCCTACCTTTTTTGATGCAGCAGCAGCTTTGGCATACAAATCAACATCCCTATCTGCAAGCCATTTAGATACTGTGTTAGTAAAACCTGAATAGTTTGAAAGAATCTTGTTTTTATTCCAGACTCTATTAAGATAATTAGCAGCGGTTTTAACCTCAACATCTTTAGGAAGAAGCCCTAGTTCTACCATGTCATCTTTAAGGGGAATGTATAATTCTGCATTCCAAGTATCGGCAGATTGTTTAATCTGTGGTACGTCACTATCTCCAGTGCGTATAGCCTTAGCAACTGCTACGTTAAACTCTTTGCGAGTTAATGAGCCATCAGTTTTTTTATACTCTCCAAACAAATCTGCGTTTCTTTGCAATGCAACTCCAAGTTTCCCTGAGTGAGCTTTTGCTAATGATTCTGCTGCTTGCACTACCTGGCCATCCATCATAGTAGGGTTTTCAGCCAGCATTGAAGTAATAACGCGAACAATATTCTTATCCGCAGTTATTGATCTTGATAAAGGGTCAAAAGCTAAAAGCTTAGTTAATGCTCTAGGAACTTTTCCTGCAACTTGCGTAGAACCAAAAGCACGCATTGCACCTACACTATCTTGCCCTTCAGTGGGGGCATTGGTAGTAGGGTTAATTCCATTATTAATCTTTGGCTCAACTTCCATTACATCAGCATATTCATCAATAAACTTTTGATCTACTCCGTACCCCGACAGCTTTTGCGCGGTAGCACCTAATACGCCACCTAGTAAAGTAGCAGCACTAATATTAATAGCAGATTCACCAAAGGTTCTAGTTAATTGCTGTGTATGCAATGCAGCTTCTTGAGCCGCAGTTTCAACACCTACAACAGAGCCTGTAACAGCAGCAGCACTTAGGATTCCTTTACCTGCCCTATAAGTATTTACTACAGCACCACCAATAGACAATAAAGAGATAGGGTCAGCCAGCATAACGGGGAGACCAACAACAAATGATGTTGCGCCGCCTTCAGCCATTGTTTGCTTATCAACTCTTTCTCTTTCCATCTGCTTGCGAACTGCAATGATTTCATCTTCATTGTCAGCGTACATAGCGTTAATTACAAACCCCTTGTCTAACCGCTCGTCTGGAGTAAAGAAAGAGTAAGCATCAAAGTTAGGGTCATCCTTGGTTTTAGGAAGGCCAACTTCTTGGTTAAGCATTGAACCTATAATGTTCTCTTGCCGCCAAAAAGCTCCCGCAATATCGCCTACACTTGGGCCATCATTGTCTTGAGCAGGATCAAATTGAACTTTATCACCGTAAAGAGGAACTTCAGGAGTGGCTACAAATCCCATTTATTTACCCTTATTCTTTTTAACTTTAGAAATGTAAGCATCATTAGCTTCTTTTGCTGCCGTCAGAATATCTTCCATTGCTTCACCTGGGCTGTATACATAAGGGTCTGCCGCTGAGACTAAGGTGTCTATACTTTCAGCAAGACCAAGAGTTCTAAACCTAGTTGGCTCTCTTTTATCTTCAAACATAGTTCCCTTAGCAGCATCTTGGTAGAACGTAGACTTATATGATTCTGTCTTTTCAATGTCAGCTTCACTGGCTATGAGGTTTTCAGCTTCAACTACTTTAACTTGTGCTGCCTTTTCTTCTACGGGCTGATAGCGGTTTAATACTTTGCCATTCTCACCCATAAAAGAGGGAGAGCCTAAAGTGCCATCACTTAGACGAACAAACACCTGATAACTAGGCTGCCCACTGTTAACCTCTCTTGCTGTAATGCTGTCAGACTTCAAGAAAATATCTTCTTTAGTAAAAGTTAAATCTTGGCTTGCATACGATTTTTCTAAAATATTGTAAAGATCATCTTTTAAATAAGACACATCTCCATCAACACCATAGTAATCTTCTGGCCTGTACTTCATAAAACCAAAACTGCTTTCGTTCCAGTTGGCCTGTATTTGAGCCATTGCTTTTTCTTTTGAACCTTTTAGCGTAGTACCCGCTTTATAGTTTGCTTCTACTAATTTGCCGTAATCAGCAATCATGTCATTTTTGTTAATGTCGTTTTCTGTTAAATCAGACCACATTCCTGTAAACGCGGATTCCACTTCTGAATAATAAGATTCTGAAAACTTCTTTTTGTTGTTTTTAATATCTAATTCACGGGCATCAATGTCTGCTGTGTTTCTTGGATCAGTGTTTCTTCTAGCCATTTCAATGGCCTTTTCGCCATCCATGTATTCCATGTTTAAGCCAACCTGCTCTGCAAAAGCGGTCTCTTGATCAGTAAAGGCTGCTGCTTGGCCAGGAATTTCTAAAATTCTATCCATCGTGTCTGCTGCCGCGCTAACTTTATTAGGTTCTCCAGAAAGCAAATCATTTCGTAACTCTTGTTTTAGCATAGTAGGAACATACCTAGTCTGCTGAACAATCATAGTTTGCTGAACAGTACGCGCAAGAGGGTCATCGCTTAAACCAGAAAGCATCTGCTCATAGAAATCATCTACAGAAGCTTGAGTTATAGGCTCGTTAGTAATAGGGGAATCACCAGCAATTGCAGCGCCTACGTTAGCCATTCCTCTTTGTTTCTTTTGTTGAGCAACAGACACTGCCCTAACTTTGTTCACAAGAGTAGAAAATTGAGATGGTGTTTTAATTACCCCGTCTTCACGCAGTTGATAAATTCTTGCAAGAGCATCTGTATCAGAAATGTCATTGTTTGTTATGGCTACGTCTAAATCACCTAGTATTTTTATTTCATCAGCAGATAATTTATTTTGTTCTTTAAGGTAATTAGTTTCAACTTGAGATATTTCAGCTTCTATTTTATTAATTAGCTGGGCTTTTTGAGTAGCATCTAAGTCTGCTAGTTCTGTTGTACGCAAAGTTTCAACAAGTGTTTTGCCGTTAATAATTCTTTGGGCTACGGGCAAGTCTTCATTAAGCAATGTTCTATCAATTTTGCCTAACTCTTGCTGAATAACAATGTCATCTTTTACTGAGTTTAAGAAGTTGTTTGTTTTAACTGCGTCTAACACTCCAGCGTCAATGCCTTCTTGCATATCCTGTTCAAGTTGAGCAAGACTTTCAATAACTTGGTCAGGCATTCCTTCGCGGGCTAAGTTAGAAAGGTTTGTTCTTTGCGCTTCTGCGCCAACCAAAAGATCAGCGCCAATCTTGTTGTCAGCTTTAATTTTTGCAGCTTTGTTAACTGCTCTAACAGCCGTTCCATTAGCTTGCTCATAATAGCGACCTGCTTTGGCTTTAACTATCTCTGGGGCATTTTTAAGCAATCCAGAAATTTTAGCATCTACTTCAGTTTGATAAGCAACAAGGTCATCAGGGTTATTTGCTTTAGAATCAAGAATGGCATTTTCCATATCGGAAGTAATAACCGAATAATAAGCGCCAACTGCCGCGTTGTTATACGCTGTGCCACCCCAAGATAATGCGCTTCTTTTCTCTAGCTCTGTGCCTTCTTCCCTAGCTTTAGCGACTGCTCGTTCTGCCTGTTCAGGGGCTGCTGCTTCTGCTTTAGCTTTACCTATGCCCACAGCAAGCTGGCCTACCTCTGAAGATAAACCTGCTAATTCTTTGAATCTATCGCCAACAGTATTGTCTATGCTAGTAGGAGTAAACTTACCGTAAAAGCCAATTGGTTTTTGTGCCATCTTTATGACCCTTTAGTTAAGTTATTCGACCAGCGTCTTTAGCAGCCATATATGCTTGTCCAGTTTGTGTCGCGCCAGACAGCAATGTGCTTGCAGAAGCCAAATTACCTGCACTTCTTGCAGTTGAGCCTTGGCGTTTAAACTGAGCTTGCTTTAAACGGGAGCTAAGACCAGCCATGCCTTCACTAAGACTAGCTTGTTCAGCAGAACCTAAAGCAATACTAGCAGGAGTACCTTCCATGCCTATGTTGCCAGCAGCTAATGCAGCATTGTTAGCAGCTAAGACTTTATTCAACTCTTGCCTACGCTGTAGTTCCAACGATTCAGCAGCAAGCTTTTCTTCTTCTGCGGCTCGATTCATTTCTATTTGCTGTGCCTTACCAGCACTTCGTTGGCCCACTGCTGTTACAGCGGTACTAGCAACAATTGCACCTACGATTACCCACATTGGACGTTCTCCGATTCTAAAATTTGCTTACCGATTTCTTCTGGGTCTGTAAGGTCTGTAGGATGAAACCCTACCCAGACACAATCAGTTTCTGCATAAATAATGCGCTTAGTACCCGGTATTGTTTCACCAATAAAAGGCGCTTCAATTTCTTGTTCACCAAACTGGCTTGATACTTTACACTTACCTTTCATCACCATGTACATGTGTCGAGTCTTATGCAAAGCCCCTACAAGGCAAACACCAGCAGGAATAAACAATTCTCTAGCATACAGGCCATCAGAAAAATGATGCTCTACCGCCAACTCTACAGTGTCCCCAGCTTGTAGCATAGACTGAAACTTATAGATGTTGTCTTGAATTGCTAGATTCACGATGATTCTACCTCGTACTCAATAGCCTGTAGATGTAGTGGCGCTGGGTCAGGTATGGTAATTGTTGGAACTACGTCTACACCCCAACCGTTACCACCATTGTTATCCTGAATAATACCAGTTCTAATCTCAAAAGGTGTGCCTAATGGACTATCTGCTGATTCACCAAAGTTTCTAATAGGTACAGGGTTGCCATCAACATACACACCTGCGCTCTTATAAACTCTAATGTTCATGCGTGTAATCTTCTTCTCTCGCATTGCATTGGGCGTAGTCGCGCTTGTAGCTGTATTTAAAGGCATTGGCACTATCTTTACTACAAAGTTTAGCCCAACCTCTAGGTCTAAGTTGCCGCTTGATAGTTCTTCAGCAGTTAACGTAATAGTACCTGTGTCAGACACTGTACGCTTATCTAAGTTGTTACCATTGCCTATAACGCTAACAATAGCCCCGTTAAGGTGTTGATGCCCTAAAGACACTGTAGTGCTAGACACGTTATTAACTTTAACTGATGCGTCTAACAAATGGTCAAAGCTCCAGCGATCTAATGAGTATCTAAAGTTAACGCCATCAGTAATAAACCTAGTGACTACATATAGCTCGTTTTTAACTACAGAAGCAGATACTAGGAACCTGGGGATTTCTACATCACCAGTAAAGTAACCACTTTTAGAGTTAATGTAAGCCGTAAACCCATTGATGTCCTGCGCTCTTACAGTGTTTAATACAGCGCCATTACCGTCTTGGTTAATAATAAAGACCCAGTTAGAGTCTTCTGCTGTAGTACCTGACAACACTGCTACGTCTTGCGGTACATCAATTAACTGAGATGATAGGACAGATATGTCATTAGATGTATATGCGTCCTCGTTAAAGTTAAACACATACTGTCGTAATGTCTTACCATTCTGGTCAACAAACAACGTAGCGCCATCTAATGATTTAGCTTCTAAGTAAGACGATCCATGCTGTGTCTGGGATATAATAGACACTGTAGTAGGGGTATTACCTTTAACTAGAAACTCTGCACCTGTAGTAAACACCTGTAGGCCACGATCAGAGTTAATGTCTACAATCTCTGTTTGACTGCGAGATGTAATGTTAAGGAACATACCTTCATCGTCATCGCCCTCTTCAAAGAAGAAATCAAAGAATGATCCTGCTTTAGAAGCAAATAAGCTTTGAGTTTTAGACTTAGTTCCACCTAACCATAAACGGCCTTCATGGAATGTACCCATCCTTGGGTAACCACGATTCGCACTCCAAACATCTTCTTTTCTTGCTATGCCGGGTAAGCCGACACGAGCAAATTCTAATGTGTTGTCTTGATCGCCCGCTGTTGGAAAACCGCTAAACAATTCAAAAGGTTTTGTAGACTCACCACTAATAGTAATTGTATATGTGCGCGTTCCAGTTCTTGCAACAGCTACCCCTGTTTCACCAAAAACGGGCATTTCTTGCAAATTCTTTTGGATATTAAATACAGTCGATGAAATCTGATCTGCATTGCTGTCGCCAGCAAACGTAATGTTTTTGCTTAATACGCTTTCAACATCTACTTGAAATGTATCCCCTAGCTCCCAGTTATGGCCGCTGCCGTGAGCCAACTCCATTGTCTGCACTTCATCGCGGGGTGTAGGACTTAAAGCATCGTCATAATCGTACTGAGGAACATTAAGATAAGGAATTTCGTCAATAGCAAAAGCATCGCCAATATTAATAATTCTTTGCGAAGGATAGTTTTCGTGAAACATCAGCATGACGTTTTCAGTTTGAACGTCACGAACTCTAGCAATTTCGTTAAAGTCGTATGGAATAGGAAGATTAGCCACCAATACGGTATCTGTAATTGTGCTGTAAGGGATTCTGTAAATAGCTAAGTTGCCAAAAGAAGGAGGGTTAGTTGGGCTAACAGTTCCTGTTGATGGCGCTCCACCAGTAGCTACGCACAAGTAATGCCTATTGTCCTCTACACTAAAATCAAACGTCTTCACGTCAGAAAAGCTTAGATTGTCATATATAACATTAAGCTCAGTTAACTCAACCTTTTGCGTACCCAAGTCACCTGTATCACCTGTACGCACAACACGCACATACGGTGTAGCTACAGCATCTGTAATTTTAGTCCTTAGTGATGTAGGTGTAGACGTAACAGTAATACTAGCGCGATCAGTCCATGCAGTACCGTTAGATGATGTTTGTACCTTAAACACTGCTGTGTCAGTATTTGCTGTTGTTAGCTGTATGTTTTGTACATCAACAAAAACAATGCCTAATGTCAGCGCACTCATATCGTAAAGGGCAACTACATAGTCTGCATTTGCTCCTGTACCTAATACACCAATGTTAGTTGTAGAAGTGCCTTTTGTAGTTGTACTAAAGTCATTTAGATTAGCGGGGGTGCCGCCTTCTGGCATTGTTGCCGTAAACTGGCTGCTTAAATATGCCCCCATAATGTTAATAGGTTTATCTATATGCTCAGTGCCAGGTCGTCTTTTAACGCCACCCTGCGGAACAATAACTACGTTTTCAGCAGTAGATAGACCAGCATAGTATTGCTCTAGGTCTGTACGGCCACGCAGGAGCGGGGACAACTCTCCACTAGCAAAGCTGCTTTGGAGAAAATGAGATTTAGCCATTAGCGCCTCACATTAATAAATGGTTGGCTTCTAAGCGGCTCGGTAGGATATTGTTGGGAATCAGTATAGCGGGCCATGCGAGAAGCGTTTGTATACTTACCAGCGTTTACTTCGCCAGATGCAGCACTGTCTCTAATAGATGGAGCAAAGTCCATAGCTAAAGCATACTCAACCATTTTGGCAAAATACACAGGCCATTCGTCTTCTGAAACATTAGCAATGTAGTCGCAATACAATGGGCCAGAGGCATTTGCATACACCTTGTCGCCATATATTCTGTATTGGATTGCTGGGTCTAACTTAATAAGAACAAGCATATCAGTAGGTAACTGATACACGTTTTGATATTCGTTGCCAATTGGGGTTTCTGTAGTTAATGCTAACTGCGCTTTACGCCTAGCAAACCCCCACCGATGTTTGGTGAGTTCCATTTGGACAATGTTGTCATACAGGTTTTTAGCAACAGTTTCCGCTCGTGAGTTTCCACTTAAAGATGTAATTGGCAAATCACCAATCAAAATCAAAGCGTTAGAAATTAACCCAATCTTTGTTGCCATATAAACCTCAGTAAGAAAGGGGGGCGAACCCCCCAGACGTTGTGCTTTGTTACTTTACGCAGTAATAATTAGGCCAGCAGCCGCCGTAATGCTTGTAGCGGTCTGAGTCTTAATATACGTCAAGTGAACTACTGGTGCAGTAGTAACAGTAGTATCTTTACAGATAATCAAATCACCAATGCTTAACTCATTGATAGCCGCAAGGAAGTAATCTGCGTTATCAATTACAGCTTTAGCATCAGCAGAAGTATACTGCCAAGTGCTGCCACCATTTCCAGAACCGCCAATGCGGCATAAACCATCTCTTGAAAAAGCCATTTTAAATTCCCCTTATGCAGTTTGAGTGTATTGAACTTTAACCAAACCGCCTTCATCGCGAACAACAGAGCCAGCTTTCAGCATGCCGTTACACAACCAAGAAGTACGCTCGGCAATCCAGTCGATCTCAGTCTTCATGTCAATACCGATGGCAAGGCCAACAGCAGGACGCTGGAAGAAATAAGAGTCAACAATGTTTGCGCCAGCAGTACCGACAGTAAGACCACCTTCAACACGAGATTCAAGAATAATGAAACGGAAGCCAGCAAGAGTATCTACGTCACCGTTTACCAAAGCTTTTACTGACTGGTAATCAGCAGATGTTGCTTTTTCATCATTCAACAGTCCACCAAGACCTAGTGCGTTAATAGCAGCAAATAGATCAGAGTTAGGAACGCCTTGATCACGAAGCTCAACCTGGGCTTTAATAATCTTAGCCATGTTCAGGTTACTAGCAGCGCCACCAACAGAAGTTGCAATAGTTGAAGTAAGAGGAGTAGAAGCGTCCATTGCATCGATAACAAGCTGGTCAGTACGGCGACCAAGAGCGCCAGCAATAGTGTTTGCTAGTTCCTGCTTCTCATCAAAGTTAACGTCTTGAGCATCGAATACATCGGTGTACTCAGGAGCATTCCAGTTAGTTAGAGTTGCAGTCTTGAACTCGTGCGCTACGTCCATAGGAGTAACTAGATCAGAAGTAGACTTCTGGTTAGCTAGACCTTTACCCATACGGCGGAACTTGTAAGTGTCACCAACTACATTGTTGCGCTGAGTTACAGCACCTTTCAACAGGCCCATGCCCTGATAGGCATGCTTGACCATACTGTCAAATTCCGTGACAGCTACGGATGATAGATTTTTACTCATAAGAATTTCCTCGAAAAAGAGTAAGTAATAAAAAGTTTTTTCAAGGTCTTTGCTGAGTACCCAGTAAATTGGTCAGCATTCAACCTAAATTTACTGGGCCTTTGGGAAGGGTATCCAGTGCGCCAATTATACACTGAATACCCTACAGGGTTCAACCAACAGTCCTGTGGTGCGGTTTGTCGCCGCCAAAGTCTGACATCATCTTTTGAATTTTTTGCTCGTGAGAGGTGCTTACACTTCTTAACAAGTTGCCATTATCGTCTTTCTGGAACATGGCGCTTTCAATGTCTGACCATGTAAGACCTGTTGGGCTTTCACCGCCATCAATAGGTAACTTAACAGGAGCAGTAGCTTTAACTAACATTTCTACTAATTCAATAGTGTCAGCGTTAGTCACTAGTTCACGGGCCTTCTCGTAAGATTCTGCGTCTAGGTTGTTTTTCATAAACCCTTCTACAGACTTAATGCGATTGTGCGCGTTGTCACCTAGCTTAGATAACTCTTGCTCTTGGTTGTACTCAGCAGATACTTCGTTTTGCGTACTGAGTAATTCCCACGCTTCGTTAAATGCGTCTTGGTTCATGCCTGTCTTGTTAGCAAACTCTGTAAGCTCACCCAATAAAGCGTCATCAGTTTCAATGCCTTCAGGGCTACTGTAGCCATCTTTAGGTGCGCCTTTAAATCCACCAAACTTTTTTTCTAGTTCAGTATAGGCTTTAGCTTGTTCTGCTACAGATGCGTATCGGTCAGCTTTGTACCAGTCTGGTGTTTCTCCAGAGCCTTTAATACCGTCTGATAAAAAGTATTCGCCTTCACTAAGTGTTGGTGATGCTTGATCCAACAGGGTATCGCTGGTTGTTTCTTCTGGTGCGGCCTGTTCTTCTAACATAATTACTCCCAAGGAAACTCAATAATCTTACGAGTTTTCCCTAATGGTTGGTGTTTAAGTTTAATCTCACATAGCTTGCTCTTTCCATTTAGCAAAGCAAGATCGTTTACGCTGATCCATTCAACACTTCTGCCATTCCGGTTACACCGAAATGCACAAAATTTATTAACATAGTCAAAGCTATCAAATTTATATTTCTTTGCTAAGTCTTCTAGCCATTCTAAATTAAAACCTATCTTATCTAAGAACTTTTTAGAATCGTCAGGCATTAAAACTTTTGGCGTAACCTTTACGGCACGTTTCTTAATTGCTTCAGTCATAAAATTTCTGCTTGGTTTATTTGATTGATAATGAACTTAACCACGCCAGACTCGCCATTGTGGTATGCAGATTCATAATTGACATTGGGAGAACCAAAAGAGGTATCGTTATCGTAGATAAAACGCTTATGAAGATCAGCAATTACTTTCTTGCCTTCTTCAGAGTTAAAACATCTGTTGTACGCTTTAGCCAACTCAGCAGCTTGCGACCTTTTAGCCGCATTTTGCTTTTTAGCAGCATCAGGATTAACCGATACCTTATCTATTTCATCCCAACTCATTGCATTGGAGGCTGTGCAGGTGGCATACCAGCCTGTGCAGCTTCAGCACCAGCTTGTATAACTTGTGCTTTTTCTGCGTCACTTCTAATTAACTCTGATGGCATACCTGTTTTACCTCCTGCCCAAGTACCGAAGTCTTCAAGCTTAAACGCAATTTTGGCTTGGTCTGGCCCAGCAGTCTGAAGCACAAAGGCAACAGCTTGTTGAACAGACATTAAGTCCTCACCGTCTTGAGCTTTAGCTAATGGAGACAAAAACTTAATATCAATGTCTTTGCTGTTTAGCTGTATAGGGGTAATTAAACCTCTACGGGTCAAGATGTAAGCAACGCGCTTAATAATAGGGATTAACACTTCAGTCTGCAAGCGACCAAATGCGGAACCAATACGCTTAGACAGATCACGCGCATCTACAGCCACTTCAGTAGCAGAACGTACAGGGCCACCTGGATCACGCAAGTCGTTAAACAATGCACGTTTAATAGCGTTCTGTAGCTCTGTAATTTCAAACTGAGCTAGTGATAAGTTGCTGCCAGTGTCTAATCGCTGTATGGAAGGATTAGACGAGTTGTTAGAACCTACAGGAATAACGATACCCGGACTAATCGAGATGTTATACGGGTTAGTTACACCGTCATCAGTCGCTGTGTACATACCTGCTAGGTCAATAGCAGCTTTTTGTAGTACAAACTCTTTGGCTTTGTTTAAAGAACGGACATCAGGAAGGGCTTGTAGTGCTGGGCCACGACCACGAATCTCACCAGATACTTTAGAGTACCGACCACTTACCCACGGGCTTGATTCCCCGTAGTCTTCCATCCAGCTAATACGATCTTCTTTAGATATCCACACACACCCGTAGTATGTTTTAGAATCAGGCATATACACTACGCCCTCACTACAATCTACGTCAGTATCAGGTGCGTTCTTAATAACATTCTGAATCTCTGATGAAGCTTTAAATCCTGGCCAGTGACGCTCTAGGTTACGCGCCTTAACTTTAAATCTACACCAGTGAGTTTCGATGTTACCAAATGGGCCTTCTTCAAACGCTATTCCCTTCTGCGGAATAGCACTAAAGATAATAGGCATGTCATCATTGTTTTCTTCGTCAATGCGTAACGTACCTGTACCCACTAATAGGTCAAGGGCATGCTCATAGAACTGAGTAGCAAAGTTAGAACGGTTAATGTAATCAAAAATAATAACAGCTTGCTTCTCAAGGTTGGCACGAATGTCTTCTTCTGACACATCGTACTGGCCTGTCTCTAGCATCTGTACTACTTGGTCTGACGGGGCAAAGGTAGCCCATCGCGCCCAGATAGGAGCAATGTTTTCCTGTAGCTTACTAGCACCCTGCTGGATAGCCTCAAGAGCAGTGGAGTCAAAGATGCGCTCCATCTTCTTCTGTCCTTGGCGATTACTATCAAACAAGTTTCTATTTGGCAGAAAGTATTCATAGACATCATCTAGCATGTCTTGCCAAAGAGCAGCCGTCTCAAATGCTTTTGCTTCTCGTCTTTTTAAGTCCGTTAAAGACCCTAACTCTTTTGGCAATTCCATATTACGATTTCCGTAGTTGAGTATTAATGGCTCTTTGATAACCGCTGTTGCCAGTTCCAATTAAACCACTTGCTGCTGATCTTCCCATTCCACCCATACCCATAAGGCTTCGACCACCTGCATTTGCAGAGCTACCACGAGAAGCAGATTTGCCACCAGTAGTAGAAGCTTTAGCCAACAAAGACTTAGAGCCTAGTGTACCTCTGGTAACAGCTTTAAGCCGCTTTTCCATATCCTCTGTTTCTTCATCTAATGCTCTGGACTGACGCGCTGCCATTGATACTTCTTCAGCGGTAGGTTTAGGTGCTTTTGGAGATTTCATTACTCTTCCTCAAATATTTAAACAGTTGATAAGGTGTGAGAATTAATGGATTGTTGATACCCAATAATTGCTTAACATGCCCTACACAAGTATTCAGCATAAACAAAGACCGTTTAACAGGTCTTGACTTATAACCAATTACAATAGAATTGGGAGTGATTATATCATTTTTGTCTATAGCGTTAAACAAATCAAACCTTTCGCTAGTTCTGCCGTAGACAATGAAGTTATGCACTTCAGGTTTAATCACATAGCAGTGTCGTATTCCTGATT